CTTCAGCGGCGGCAATCGTAATGTTTGTTGGTGCATTGGCTGGATAATCAACCATGATGCCAACGCGACCTACGGCAATCTGTTGTTCAACAACCTGTTCCGCAAACTCACGCAAGTTATCGCCAGAAAGCGTAATGTCATTAGCGTAAGGCTCAATGGCAGTCGGTAGTTTATACACTGGGTCTTTAGAGAATATCATGCCTGTGAAGGCGTCAAGTGTTCGTGCGCTTGCGTTAAAGAAAGCAGCACGCTCTTGATAAGTGATATACTCAACATCTGTTTGGCCTGTCAGCCTTGGCAGATAATTATTAGTATCGAATGACGGATTATAAAGGCTACCAGAATAGCGTGTATTGCTAACGTAGTTCTGGATTAAAGCATCGCGGCCAGATATAACATCGCGGCAACGCTTCCATTTAAAGCGATTAGCATCGTATTCGGTGTTCGTGTTGGAGACAGACATTTACACCCCAGATATTTGAGCGAAGGAAACCGTTCCTCTACCAATAGCATACTTATATGCAATAAAATAGCCAATGGCATCGTTTAAGTGGTCAAGGCCAGCCGTTTTATCTGGCTCACCTGATTTATTGTAGGCTTGCCGCTCTAATCCTTCAATTAGGTTAGGGCATTTGTCGGGGTTTACCAGTAATCGTCTTACGCCTTGATTGTGAATAATTTGGTTGAGCGCAATCACCCTGTCCTTAACGGCTGGGTTCTTATTTGGGGCAAGCACTGTGAAATTAGCGGAGCGCAGTAAAGTTATGTCCGACAAGCTGGCGTTGACGCTCTTGGTGGCCCCGCCTGACGCATCTGGGTAAACTGTTATCTGATGCCCTTGATAACGCTCTAGCAGCGCCCTAATCATCGTTGGCGTGTCTCTAACGCCTGTTAGCTCATCAAGTGCCAGCGGGTTGTTGTTGCGGATAACGCAGACAATGGCGCTCATGTTGTTGACGTTAAAGTCTAGCCCGATATGTAAATTTTCTCTTGGCTGTATGCGCTCAAGGGTATAATTTAGTTTGCGGTCAAATTCTGGGTAGACGCTGCCAGCCGTAAGGTTGACAAACTCGCCATCCAGATATGCGGCTAATAGGCTTGACGAATAGCTGTTCTGCAAGTTCTTGATGTAATCGGCTGGTAGGTTGGCTGCGTTGTCAGCAGTCTTAGCCCTATAAAGCGCATAGCCCTCTGCCTTGTTCTTTACCCAGCGGTCATAGACAAAACGAAATCCTTCTGGTGTTGTAGCTACACCAACAGTGTTTTGAACAGGCTTGCCAGATACCGTGAATGCCTTCTGCCGATTACGGGCAATAATCTTATTCCAAACGGCACGAGCCTTGTCGAGTGGCAGCGTATCGAGTTCATCAACCACGCTATGTGCTACCTCATAACCAACAATGCGGTCAGGTTGTTCCATGTTGCGAAAAATAATGCGGCCCAGTTCTGTTTCCATTACCGCCTTTTGCTGGTTTAGCTTGAATGGGATGTTGTTCTTTTCAAACAGGGCGGGGAAGCGTTGGAAGGCAATGTCTTCAATCAGCGGATATGTAGGCAAGTAATATGCAACATCCTGATACGGGCAATATCTCTTGAGCCGCATAATGCGTGCAATGCCAGCAGCCGTCTTTCCCGAACCAAAGCCGCCGACAAAGGCAGGGAATGGCTCTTGGCTAAATACGAACGCTTTCTGGCTTTCGGTAAAGGTCAAAGCCAATCTTCGTCCGTGATGGGCTTAAACTGCAAATCGACCGAAACCTTGGTCGGCTGGTTAAAGCCATGCATAATGTTTAGCTCTTTTACAGCCCCCGTCATGCCTGATGGTGACTTCTCTGCATTAGCTACCTCAAATGCTTGAATGAGGCCCAGCACCGACATTTCGCGTGTCCATAGGTGCTGTTGAGCCACTTCAGCCTTTAATTCATCCACCCTTAGGGTAATCTTAGGGTCTTTGATTAGCCTTGATGCTTGAATGTAAACGCTTGCGTCTTTCATAGTCGCGGCATCATAGGCTGTGCGATAGGCAGTCGCTTGGTCATCGCCATTGGCAATGCACTGAGCAAATGTTTCCTGCTTTGCCGTCAGCTTACTCATTAGCTTCTGCCCTTGCTTTGTCATAGCTCTCTAGCATTTCAACACCCTTCTCTATCGCACAAAAAAGGGACTTGGTGTATGTGTCCATTTTGTCTCCATACGGCGAAAGATGTTTGAGAACCATAACAGCTTCTTTGGGCGTATAAAAAATATTAGCAATTCTGTCCTTGCTTAGTAATGCAATTTGCCCATGCCAAATTTCGATTATGCTAATGTCATCAACAGATAGCTCAACCATTATTTTCTGCCTTTACTAGAGCATGGCTCGTTTCTTTGGGCGTCCGTTTGGATTGCCTGACTGCCCAGCCTTAAAGCGACTATGTTTTGGCGGCTTACCATAGCCTACCTTACCATCGTCCTTGTCGGCTGCGCCATCTATAATCTTTTTAGCGTCCTCAATCTCAATTAGCTTGGCAAGGTAGTGCTGGCACTTCTTTAGGTCTTGCAACCCGTTCTTGTCGAGATACCTTGCTAAGTATTTTATACAATTACCATGAAGATAGCCAGCAAATGCTTCCTTAGTCATCCATGCTTCCATAGCTTCCCAAGGTTGAACAGCCTTTGATGCGTAATGTTCACCGCCAACCTGATAACTATTCGTCTTCATAATAATCATCCTCAAACGGGTCATAGCCCTTTAGCATGGCATCTACAGCAACCATTATCGGGCCAGTGATATTTATCTTGCCAGCCTCCATCTTCCGAATGGTTGTGCCGCCATTAGCTTCCGACAGGCGCAATGCAGCGGCCATGTCGTTTATGCTAAAGCCCATGCGGTAACGGGCCAGTTTAAGCTTATCGGGGGTCATGCCTCTGCCCTGCTCTTTTGCAGGGAATGAACAATGGTGCTGTGGTCGCGGTTCATAATACGTCCAATCTCTGTAGTAGAGTAGCCCTTTTCACGCAGCATAACAGCGCATTTGCGCCGCACTGCAACAAGCTTTTTCATGCGGTTCTTACCTATTATGTCTTCCGCTGTGTAGCCATACTGTTTAGCAATGGCCTCCATTTCCATCATATTTGATTGCCTTGGCGTCATACCCCGACTGTCAACAAGCACTATTTCTTCTTCTTCCCAGATGAAATCGTCTTCAAACATTTCCATATCCTTAACCTTCTAACAATTCACGGCTACGCATTTCTTCGTAGCGATAATCCGCTTCGTTTGCGCCAGCATTATCTTCAAAATCAAATGCCAGTTCCTGCAATGTGCCAGCAGGGTCTTCGTCATAATCGACAATAGCGGTCAGCAATTCAATCTCTTGTTCGTCGCTAATGCCAAAAGCCTTGCCGTTAAAAGCCATAGCATAGCGCGATGCTACCCATTTGGCTTTCTGGCGCTTATGCTCTGCCGTGTAAGCGTTTAGTGCGTCGATAGCGGCTTGCGCTAAGTCTGTAAGGTTGTGGCTCATGCTGCAAACTCCTTATCAACCCATGCCTGACGGCGAGCATCAGCACGTTTATTATATTCATATACTTCGTATTCATCAGCGGACAAACAGGCATCAAGATGGCTTTCGCTGGCATAGGTAAGAAATCCATTATCTAACCGCAAAAGCATATTGCCGTCAGTTTCCTTAACCAGATGCCAAGCGCCGTCCGCTTTTACCTTCACATAGTCTCCAGCAAATATAATCATTTTACATCTCCGTATTGGCGAGGCTTGGCCTCTGGTGGATGGGGGCCGAAGCCCCCGTTGGGTTATACTAACTTTTTAGTCCATACATTTGCATACAATGGCAAGCCATTCATTTTACGGCGGCGGTTCATTGTTTCAAGAAACTTGTCACTGCAATGAGCGCAACGGTCAGAAGCTGGTGCAGCGCGAAAATCGTCTGGGTTTACTTTGTGGCTATCAGGAATAAATTCCATCGCTTTACGCGAATTAAAAATCATCTTGCCATTCCCAATTGCGCTGGCGTTGCAAGCAGTCTTGCCTTTTACCGAAACAAGAAGGTGAATTTTGTAAGCCATGGTCGTTTCCTTATGTGGCGGGGCGTTGCCCCTTGCTGATGTCCCCTTATATGAGCGGCGGATTATCCTGTCAACACCTTTTTTCATTTTAATGCATTTTTATTTGATATGAAAAAACCTCTTGACATTATGTGTGAACCTTGGTATAAGGATTTTGTCAGCAGCAAAAGGCTGTTGATGGGGCCTCGCCCCGCTCTTTGACAATTGGAGAATGAAATGAATTTAAAAGACCTACGCGCACGCGCTGCAACCATTGGAATTCGTATTGAGGCTGAACGCTTCGATGTTCCAGTAGAAGGCAACTTCTGGGGTTATTGGTTAATTGATGAAAAAACCAATGATGGCGTTTGGGACGATGGCAATTATTGCTCAGACCACAAAGAATTAAGCGATTCGCTTCGGCAGCTTGAATTTGAACGTGGCGTTAGATTCAAAGCAATGATGCCCTTCTAATAAAAACATGGCCCTGCCTTAACTGGTGGGGCCATTTTTATTTCTGCCGCCTTGCGTGCGCTATGGCTTCCAACGCCCATGCCTCTGGCGCTCCTGCATACTCGCCCTTGGCCCAATGCTTGCGTATGTCATCCATTTTCAGCCGTCCAGATTGATAGCGCATTAGGTCGCACATAAGCCTTGTGGCTGCGCTTGGGCTATCCTTGACCAATTTGTAGGTTCTTCCTCAAGTCTTCCAATTCCTTTGCCGTCACATATTCCTGCGGCTCTGTGTATTCGCGGTAGTGTATCATCAAAAGATGCTTGGCACGATTTATCCTGCGGCGGCGGTCATAACCTTCATCCTGCACTACGGTATCAATTTCGGCTGGCGTTGGCATAAACTTGCAAGTCCGTAGCAGCTTTAGAAATGCGCTGCGTAAATCCACCAGCGGATAAATGCGAAGGGTCAGCCAGTAAAGCTCCAGCCGCTCCGCTTCTTCATCCACGCTGCGCTTCTGGTTAGCCGTAGCAAGGGACAACTTGGCAATCATCACTTCGACTTGTTCGCGCTCTGGCATAGGTGGTCTGGCAGCATCTACAAACTGCTGCAATATCTCTGCCGATTTAGGCCCAATCGTCGGTAGGTCGCTGCTCAACAGCAGTTCGTCTAGCTTGGCTGGCAATGACGGCTCTAACCATTGGGTTGGTTGGCTCTGTTGGCTTGGCACTATTTCCTGCATTTTGCGTTCCTTTCGGCTCGTAAATATCAAGCCAGCCGTTGATTGTCGAACGGTCTAGCAATTCTGCGATGTCATGGCCCTTGGCTCTAATGGCATCCAGCTTGTTAATTGCTCTGTTGGTTGCCCTGTCAGTCAATGGGCGTTTGCGCTGCTTCCGCATCTCCACCCAACCCTGCCAAGCATCTATTGGCATCCAATCAGGAAGCGGCTCTTTTATACACTTGGTGTTTAATTGATGTATAATTAATGTATTGGGTGCATCTGGTGCACGGGTCTCATGCATCTGGTGCACGGGTGGTGTGTCTTTAATGCACGGGTGCATTTCATGCACTGGTATGTTTATCCAATACTTATTGCCCTTGCCAATGACTTCTTCACGGCGAATAAACTGCGTTTCCTCAAGCGACCTAATCGCCAGTTGGACTGCCCTTTTTTTCAATGATGATTTTTTTGCAACGCGCTCAATGGAAGGCCAGCATAAACCTTCGTCGTTTGCCCAATCTGCCAAAGCTAGCAGAACAAGCTTTTGCGTAGATGATAGGTCTTCCCTATCCCATACTGCTGTCATTAATTTTATACTCATAACGCAAACCCTTGCGTCATAGTTCTGTGGCGTGTATTACTCATTGCAGCGATGCCTCCTGTTACTAGGCGTTGTTAGAGCGGGTTGAGTGCCTTTCCTCTCTTGGGCACTCCCCGCTTGCTCTCCATAACCGCATTCCGTGATTTATAAAAGCGATTTTTATCAAGCATTGACCGCTGATACGCTGATAGCGTATTAACGGCATTGGTATTCTCCTTACCAAACAAACTTGGGTGGCTTAGGTCACCCATTTTTTTACTTTGTTTCGCGTAAAAGGTGATTAGGAAAAAGCGCAATAAACACAGCGCGGCGCAGGGGCCAATCCCGAACAATTACGCCCTTAACGTCCTCTGTGACCCATATGCCATTTTCGTTATATTCAAAGTCAGACTTGTAGCCCACGCGCCTACCATTGGGATGCTTTAGCTGACGGCCATTGATGACAAACCAGTATTGAGGATGCACCGTCAGTTCAGTAATCTCACCAGCCGCTTGCATTAGATGCAGTTCATTACACCTAATGGCTTCCCGTTTGCTGTCATGAGTATGACCAGCATTGCACTGCGACTTAATTGCCCGATACTTGCCGAAGCGTTTCATGCGTTTAATTTGCTCTCAATCAAACGGTCTAGTGCGTCATTGGCTTGCAACCATGCAGCCAGAGTTGGTTCGCACCTGTCAGTCTTCCAGTTTGATAGCGTGACACGGGTAATGCCAGCTTCGTTGGCTATCTGGTAAGCCCTTATTTTATGCAGCTTTGCTACGGTAAAAAAGTCGGCAATCGTTTGTTGAACAGTGGTCATGTTAAACTTTCTTTCGGTTGATAATAAAAAACGCTTTTAATCTTATGCAAATTGATTACAAGGGGTTTGGCAAATAAAAGGAGATACCACAATGCCAGTGCATAAAAAAATCAATGAGGCACGAGTTGCCTTCCATGCTTTACCGCTTAAAAAGTCAGGTCATAACACGTTTGCGGGTTACAAATATTTTGAGCTATCGGACTTTGTAATTCCCGCCCTTCGCATTTTTAACGATGTCGGGTTGTGCGCTATTATCAGCTTTTCCGAAACCACAGCTTCAATGCACATTGTCGATGTTGAGGATGGCACGCAAGTTATCATTCACAGCCCAATGGGTTCTGCTAATCTTAAAGGTTGCCACGAAATACAAAACATTGGTGCTTGCGAGACATACAGCACCCGATACCTTTGGACAGCAGCCCTTTGCATTGTCGAGCATGACGCTTTGGATGCTACAACAGGCAAGAGCGAACCAGCGCCACGGGATAAGTTTATCAGCAAAGCACAGTTTGATGAATTGCAAGCCTTAGTAGACAAGACTAACACCGACTTAGCTTTGCTCTGTAAGCATTATAAAATCCACGCACTTGCGGAATTGCAAGAAAGTCGCTTTGACATAGTTAAGTCTGCATTAGAAAAGAAACTGGCATGACAGACGCAGCTATTATCCAACGCAGCCCAGAATGGTTCGCAGCACGTTGTGGGAGCCTTGGCGCTTCCCAACTTGCGGACGCTCTAGCTAAGACCAAATCAGGCTGGGGAGCGTCACGCGCTAACCTTCGCGCCAAGCTGGTGGTCGAACGGCTAACAGGCCAGCAAGAAGAAAGCTTCGCCAGTGCAGCAATGCAGTGGGGAGTGGACAAGGAAGAAGAAGCGCGCATCGCTTACAGCTTCCTTACAGGGCGTAATGTGCTTGAGGTGGGCTTGTATAAGCACCCGACCATTATTGGCTCTCACGCCAGCCCAGACGGGCTTGTAGATGATGATGGGTGCTTAGAGATTAAGTGCCCTAATTCAGCCACGCATATCGAAACGCTAAAAAGCAATCAGGTTGCTCATAAGTATCTTTTGCAGATGCAATGGCAGATGGCCTGTGCTGACCGCCAGTGGTGTGACTTTGTGAGTTTCGACCCACGAATGCCAGACCACCTTACGCTTTATGTGCAGCGGGTAGAGCGTGACAACGATATGCTGGCAATCTTGGAAGCGGAGGTCAGCACGTTCCTTTCAGAGGTAGAAGCTGACGTAAAAAAACTAAATGAAATTGGAGATAAATAATGGCACAAATGGATAGAGTTTTATCGCACCTTAAAGAAAAGGGAACAATTCAACCATTAGAGGCATGGCGTGACCTTGGCATTTACCGCCTTAGCGCGGTGATTTATGACTTGCGGCAGGAAGGCCACAAAATAGATACCAAACGCATTGAAGTGGTTAATCGCTTTGGTGAGCCACTTCTAATTGCAGAATATAGCTTAGAGTTAGAAAATGCTGCCTAACCGCATTGCCAAGAAGCCAAGGCGCACGGCAAGGTGGCGGTCACAAGGGCATCTAAATTTTATTAGGTCATTTCATTGCTGTATTAATGGCTGTGAAGAAATGCCTATTGAATGCGCTCATGTCCGTTTTGGCAGCAACACGGGGATGGGACAAAAGCCAGATGATTGGCGAGTAGTCCCATTATGTCGAACCCATCATATCCAACAGCATACGGTTGGTGAGCAAACATTCTGGAAAGGCATTGACGTTGAAGCCTTGATTGAAGCGTTTTGCAAAGCCAGCCCGAAGGCTCGTGAGATTAAAGAGGCGCAAAGCACATGACGCAAACAGTCTGGCTTCGCGGTGAGCATCAAAGACGATTAGCCCACCAGCTTATCGACCATGCTCCAATAGATGCAGTTGTCAAAGTCAGTGCCGCCAAGCGCAGCGATGACCAGAATGCAAAAATGTGGGCTATGCTATCTGATATCAGTCGAGCAAAGCCAGAAGGCAGAATGCACATACCAGAAGTGTGGAAGTGCATCTTTATGGCAGCACTAGGGCATGAAGTTAAATTTGAGATGGGGTTGGATAACCAGCCCTTTCCGATAGGGTTTAGAACATCAAGGCTAACCAAGCCAGAGATGTCAGACTTGATTGAGTTTATTTACGCATACGCAAGCAAGCATAATATAAAATGGAGTGAAGAATATGAGTGATAATACCGACGATATGTTGCGCCTGTTGATTGAGCGCATTGAACGCATGGAAATTGAAAAGAAAAGCGTTACAGATGACATTAAAGACATTTACGGCGAAGCAAAATCGCACGGATATGACGTTAAAATCTTGCGTGCCGTTATACGCCTTCGTAAGATGGAAAACCACGAACGGGCAGAATACGAAGCCCTGCTTGAAACATACATGAACGCACTAGGCGGCTAAGGGGAATATTATGCAGAATATCACAATATCTGGAAACATTGGCAAGGATGCTGAGTTGCGCGACACTCGCGACAGCAAGGTTCTTAGCTTTAATGTTGGCGTAAAGAATGGCTTTGGCAAAGATGCTGGCAGCGTTTGGTATCGTTGCAGCTTGTGGGGCAAGGCAGCGGAAGTGTTTGCTGGCAGCTTAAAGAAAGGCACTAAGGTTTTTGTATCTGGCGAGCTTACGCACGACGAATATGAAGGCAAGCCACAGTTCAATGTGCGAGTTGGCAGCATTGATACAGCGCCACGTTCTGAAGCTGGTGCGCCTGTTGCAATCAAGCATACGGATGGCTCATCATGGGATGAGTTAGACGATGCGCCATTTTGAGGTTAGCAAATATGATAACTAAATCGCGCCCTGAATTGCCAAAGCGCATGAGGAATATTCCAGCTCCGTCTGAATATTTAGAAACTCGTTACAGGCAAAGCAATCAGGCTATCATACATGGTTCTGAAGCATTGTTGAAAGCGCAGCTAAAGGCTGGACATCATATGCTAACTAAAGAAAGCTTTAAGGCGATAGTCAAAAAATACGGGTGGCAATATTCTCTGCAACCCACGTTATTCTAAGCCAGATGGCGGGTGGCAATGCGCTTCCCGCCATTATTTTTGCATAATATGAAAAAAACGCTTTTATTTTACAAAATGCGCTTTTATAAGAGGGCATCAGCAAGGGAATAATCCCGCCATTTAGGAGACTGATAATGACATACGATATTCCACAAACAGAAGTCCAAGCTCTTACTGGCTTATGCAAAAACGCGCTGGCAATGTATTTTCTTTCGCCAAATCAAATAGCAAAAAATATTATTGCGCTTGATGGCCGCACAATTCAAGTAAAGCGTCCTTGGCATGGTGATGCTGAAATGCGCGGCGTTTATGTGGAGTATGCAGCATGATTAAGCCAACCATTAATATTAACGGCTCAAGCAAAGAAGATTTAATGCGAGGCCGCATTGATGCAATCGACGCATTGGAAAGCGCCATAAAAATGCTTAAACTGGTAACGCCAAACGGCAGAGATTACCCACGCGATATTAGCCAGTGCGTTGCAGACCGCGATAAGCACTACGCACGGCTTAACCAATTACGCGACATTCAAAACGAATTGCTTGAAGAAGCACTTTACATTCAACGGGAGGCATAAAATGACTAAAGTAACAAAGCTTCAATTTTGGGCAGTGACCGCATGGCTCACGCTACTGATAATTATGCTGATAACAGAGAGGACATTTTAAGATGACATTAGTAGAGCTTAGAAGTGTAGTTGCTGACCATGTGGAAATGACGCATGGTAATGTAGAATTTATCCGCCAGATTAGAGATGGTGAGCAGGATGATGGCCCATTTATAAAGGGCGCTTTAGCAGTGTGGGCAAAGTTTATGGAAGGCTTGCAACCAGCACCAGAGGTATTGGCAGATGATTAAGGCAAAACAAGCAGCCCCTATGGGCAAGACCTACCGTGTATCATCAGACAGCGCATGGCCGCTTAGAGGCTTAGACGGAAAGACGTATGCCGAAAGACGCGCAGAGCAAGAAAAGGCACAGAGCAAATGAGCCGCCCAATGACATACCCAATGGGAAGAATGGTTGTTGGTGATGTAGAAACTATGCCAGCAACGGAAAAGGGTTGGGCAAAGCGAACCAGCCGAAACGTGTCACAATATGCGATACGACATGGCAAGTGCTTTAAGTGCCGCACTGTGAATGGTGTTACGTTTATCACTAGGTTAGGATAAGACATGACAGACCCAGCATCCGAATGGCAATCAGGTTATGACGCTGGCATAGAAGCCGCAGCCAATGCATTAGAGGAAGATGCTAAAAAGTGCGACTGCTTTGCGCGGAATGAAGGCGAGTGCGGGTGTGGCGCATGGTGTGAATGGAAAAGCATAACGTCAGCAAGGGCTGTTGAGATTGTTCGCGCACTACAAGGGATAGCAAAATGACTGACAGCTTTCGCCTAATCCAAGACGGACAGCCCGTGGCTTGGGCTGAGGGCTGTAATGCTTTTGCAGAAATCACACACTACGCCGCTGTGTATGGTCAAGATGGGCCAGTAACTATCCAAATGAAGGTCAATGGCCGATGGGTAACAGGGCGCAAGCTAGAGCAAAGCGCCTCACTGGAAGCCCGTGTGCTGGAGATGAGGGAGAAGGGGCAATGAAAAAAACCGCACAAAAACATATTATGCGTATATGCAAAATGGTAAATGAAGCCAAAGATAAGGGAAAAAAGCAGATGATGATTGATATAGACGTAAGCCAGTTAGAAGGCATAGTCCGCGCATGGCTTAAGGATACGATAGAGTCAGTGCAACACAACAAAGTGCACTATTGTCACCCAGAAGATGACAAGATATACCGCAAGGACATTAAAGCTTTAAAGCGGATATTGCATTACATTGGTGAAGATTAACTAACTTCTAACATTTCGGTGGTAATCATTACCCTGCCGACTGCCCCGTATTTTTTATGATAGGTTATAGCCCATGCCGCCCTATCAGCAATCCAGCCACCACGGGCGGCATAAGCGTCCCTAGCAGCAAGAGTTGGATGCTGCACCACCGTGACGCCATTGTATTCCTTTTCGTCCCTGTGGTGGCGATGTCCGCAATGTATCTCGCGGCGGGTAGTCCTGCCCCATTCTTGCGGAAACTGTGCTGCAAACAGCAGCGGCAGACTTTCGTTCTTGACCTTGTGCCCATGATGCACGCCAAGCATAGTAGCGCCCCACTCAAAGACATAGAAGGGCAAGACAGCATCGCTGACACTAATGCGTGGCTCTTCTTCGTAATGCACAGCAAACAGGTCTGACAGCCAGCCAGCACTTTCTTCGTCGTGATTGCCTTCTGCTATAATCAAATGCACTTCCTGATGGCGCTGCAATGACATTGCAACCAGTGAGCGGATAACGCGAATTGCCGACTTGCGTATCTTGGGGAAGCGGCTGTCAGCATCCAGAACGTGCTTTGACGCTGGCGTTACTGGCGTCTTGCCATCAGTATGCAGAAAGTCGCCTTGGATGTTTAAGACAGCCGTGTGAGCCTTTGGGCTTTGATTTATCATTTGTGCCAAAGCAGCAACGATAGTTTTTTCTGCAATAGATACATTCCAATCACTGCCACCCTCTTTATGCCATGCCAGCATTCCAAGGTGATAATCAGTAAACGTATAAAGGTTGCACAGATGCTCGTCAGAAGCCGCTGGAGCAACGATAGGGCTTGCTGGGTCTATTTGCCCCTTAAAGCCTTCAACCGCCTCTTTCATGGCCTCCACAAGCGCCTCATGGCTTAAGGATGCTTTTACCCATTGCCCTGCCGCCTTGCCTTCAGCATTATAATAGGTGCTGACGCCCTTAGCTACATAGCCTTCAGGGACAGGTCGGGTAAAATCATGCTCTGGTGCATAGCCAAAACGCGCCGCTTTCTTTTTGACTGCAATGTAAGCATCGCTTGCAGCGCCGACATTAATGCCTAAAG